ACTATTTCTGTATTTGCCACACTATAGTCAAGAATATTGGAGACCTTGGAATAATCGTAAACATATTCATGTATTGTCACCAAATATTATTAAAGATTACATGGTTGATCGTGGATATATTAATATTTTTGTATCAGAAAGAGATTTGAATGATTCTTTCATGATTGTTGGTGAAAAACAGTAATTATTTGACCACTATGTATTTGTTTGAACATTTTCACAAAAGAAAATTAGAAACTTCAAAGTTATATAAATAAGACTGTAACGATGAAAATTAGCAACCATAGTGTGTTGCGTATCTGGAGAAAAATAATCTATGCGGTCTTTCTTACATTTCCTCAAAGAGGAAGCAGAGTTTGGTGACGGAAAACTCAAGCATATCTCACATGCTGAAGAAAGGCCTTTACTTGATGGACATAAAGGATTTGCACACGCATATAATGCTTTAATGCAAGCACATACTCATACGAAGTCTGGTGGAAAAAGTTCTGCCTTGACTATGAAGTATGATGGATCACCTGCTGTAGTTTTTGGCCATCATCCTGATTCTGGTAAATTCTTTGTAGCTAGTAAGTCTGCATTTAATAAAAATCCAAAGATAAACTACACACATGAAGATATTGATAAGAATCACGGTCACGCTCCAGGATTAGCAGAAAAACTTCATTCAGCATTAAATCATCTACCTAAAACTGCACCAGATTCTGGTGTTTATCAAGGTGACTTGATGTTCTCTGAGGGCGATAAGAAAGAATCTAAGAAAGGTATATCATTTACACCAAACACCATCACATACACTGCAAAAGGTGGTGAAGCAAACAAAATTCGTGCTGCTAAAATGGGTGTTGTTGTTCATCAGCAATATCATGAAGATCCAAATCATCCAGGCATGGAAAATATGCGTGCCGATTCACATCCTGATACACACAACTTCAAACAGCATCCACATGTTTGGATGAAATCAGCAGAACATGATACTAAGCAAATTCACTATTCAGAAGATGATCAGAAAAAATTCAATGAACATATGACAGAATCCAAAAATATCCATGATGAACATGGTAAAGAAATGTATGATGCAACAAAGATGCATCAAGGACATGGTGGCCATTTATCTACATATATTAATTCTACTGTTAGAACTGGTGAAAGTCCGAGTTCGAAAGGATTGAAAAAGCACATATCTGATCAGTATAAGAAAGCAATTAAGAAGTTAAAAACACCAGCAGCACAGTCTAGAAAACAAGCAGAGATGGACGTACACACTAAACACATAGATGATAATAAACAACATTATGATCATTTGTTAAAAATGCATGATCATCTACAGAAAGCAAAAAATGTATTAGTTCATAATTTGGAACAACATGAAGGTGGTTTAGATCATCACATCAATGGTAAGAGAAGTAAACCTGAAGGATTTGTTATTAATCATAATGGTGAACCTACAAAGTTAGTGAATCGTGAAGAATTTGCTAAGGCTAACTTTGCTAGAGGTGAAATGTTAAAGGCTAGTAAAACAAAATGAAATCATTTTTAGAAATATTAAAAGAAGAATCTAAAACACACAAACCCGTTGTGATATCTTTTGGGAGATTTAATCCACCAACAACAGGTCATATGAAGTTGGTTGATAAAGTCCGTTCTGTCGGCGAACATGATAATGCGCCTCATCATGTTTTTGTATCTCACTCACAAGATTCTAAAAAGAATCCATTATCTGCAAAACAAAAGATCAAACATCTAAAAAGATATTCTCCTGGAACACATTTTGAAGCATCCACTCCAGAACATCCTACAATATTTCACGCAGCAGCAAAAATGCATGAATCTGGTCATGATCATTTAAAAGTAGTTGCTGGTTCAGATAGAGTTAAAGAATATCAATCTTTATTGAACAAATATAATGGTGTTAAAGGACCACACGGTCATTATAATTTCAAAAAGATAGAAGTTGTGTCTGCTGGTCAAAGAGATCCAGATTCGGAAGGTGCAGAAGGAATGTCTGCGACTAAGATGAGAGAACATGCTAAGAACAATGACTTTTCATCATTCAGACAGGGTGTTCCTGACCACGTTTCAGATGATCATGCAAGAGAATTAATGAAAGATACTAGACATGGTATGGGATTACATGAAGATGTTAATCATGGAATGTTCAAGGCTATTTTTGTTACTGGTGGTCCAGGTTCTGGCAAAGATATTCTTATTAGAGAAGCAATACCTGAACAGAAATCAGTTGAATTGAATTTTACTCAAGCAATCCAGTATCTTGGTGATAAGCAGAAATTGTCTGAAAAATCAAATGATTACCGAAGAGAATCTATTCGTAATCGTGGTCCGCTTATTATTAACGGTCCAGCAGATGATTTAGAAAAGATATCTTATATTAAAGAAGAATTAGAAGAACTTGGTTATGAAACAATGATGATATTTGTCCATACTTCAGATGAAGTGAGTCGGGAGAGAAATTCACACCTATCTAGAATGATGGCAGAATCCATTCGAAGAGATAGATGGACAATATCACAAAATAATATGAATATTTTTAATGAATCATTTAATGATTTTGTTGTCTTTGAAAATTCAGATTCACTAGATAGTAAAGAAGAAGATATTCATAATGTATATCAATCTACTGCTGAATTTTTAGATAACAAAACAGTAAATCAAACGTCTTCAGAATGGTTACAAAGAAGATTAAATAATAATATTTTTGAAAAGAGAAGATTTGATACACCTGGTCCAGATGACTGTATACCTGATGCAAGACCTAGAATTGATATCAAAGGTGATCAAATTAAAGGTAATACAAATCCAAGAAAGAATCCAAATGGAACAACATATACATTTGGAGGTGGTGCTGGAGTATATGCGGAAAGTGAACCAACTGTAAAGTTTAATCCTCCACCAAAAGAACCAAACTTTCAGATGGATAATGATAAGAAGAAAGTTAGAAAACGTGGTGATACATCTTTAAGTGCTGGTCGTCTTAGTAAGCCTTCAGGAGTTGGTCGAGAGTATGATACTCGTGCAGGTGGTCAGGGTGCGGCCGCAGGTGCTGGATTAGGTAATCAGACATATGCTGAAGATAAAGATTATAATAATGATGATGTTATTAATTTTGCTGGACAAACTAAAGGACCTCAACCTAATACTCTAGCAAACGATAATAATCCATTTTTGAAAAAATACAAGAAGTTAAAAGAGTATAATGGTTTTCAAAATGATGTAGAGTCCGGAGTAGGTGGAGTATTAGGTGGTGCAAGTAACAAAGAACCCATGCAATCATACAAAGATCAAAACAGAAATGTTACTACAGAAATATCAAATAAAAAGAAAAAGAGGAAATAAAAATGTTTAATAATAAATTACAGATGGACTCCATTTCCGAGGCAGTTAAAAAAGTAATGGATGAAGCAGAATTAGATGAAACTGGTTTTCACAAAGCCGCACATGCTGCTGCCAAACAAGGTTTACCTCATTTTATGTTTCAAGGTAAAAAGTATCCATCAACTGCTAAATCTCAAAAAGAAGCAATTGAGATTGACGAAGAACAGTTGGATGAACTTTCAGATAAGACCTTGAGTAGTTATCATTCAAAAAGAAGTTCCCAGTTGATTAAGAAACAGATGAATCCTTATGCAAATAAGTATGATACTGAAAAAATGAGAAAAAATGTGGTCAAGGCTCAAGATAAGTTAATGAAAGGAAAAGAACCATACACATCTACAATGTCTACAGGTTCTGGTTATTATCCAGATACTTATAGAGGTAGTAATACTAATCGCAGTTCTAATGAAGAAACTGAATTCACATTCAAAGATAAACTCATTGAGTCATTGAAAGAAAATAAGGCAACTGGTACTGAAGAATTGTTCACAGACAACAATATCGGTGAGATGTCAGATGCACAAATGAAACGCCGTGAAAAGATTGTGATGGGTATGAAAGATAAGGAAGCAGACTTTAAGAAAAAGTACGGTGCTCGTTGGCAAGATGTGATGTATGCAACTGCAACTAAAATGGCAATGAATGAAGATGGTGATTGTGTTACACCTCCAGAAGCAAAGAAGATCGCTAAGAAAGAAGTTAAAGGTCATGAAAAGTCAATGCATCATAAAGAAGAATATGATGAAATGAGTGAAGATGTGGCACATCATCCACATCATGTACCAAATGTTCCTGCTATCATAAGACATGTTACATCAAAATCAACAAAACCAGTTCCACCAAAAGCAAAAAGATTTGTAAATTCTGAACCAGATGACGGTAGTATTGGAGTCAAACCAAAACATCATCGTGAAGAAGTTGAAGAATTAGATGAAAAGCGTGGCGTAAGTGTTCGTGGAGACAAAGAAAAAGAAGCAACTGATTCGGCTCAACAAGTATTGGATTATATGAAGTCTGGTGGTAGAATTCAAACCGATCCAAAGAAAACAAGAAAGCCAAGAAAGATTATGAAACATACTGATTTAGGTCGTACATATAAATCAGGTTATGGTGAAGAAGTTGAAACTGATGAAGAAATATTAGATGAAACTATTGATTCTAAAGATAAGACAGTTGATATGTTACGTGGTCGTGTCAAAGTATCTCCAAATTATGACAATGAACACAAGAGTTATAAAGTAAAATTGTCAGCCGAAGATATAATGGGTGATACTGGTTGGGTTCCTAAGAAAGAACCACAAACAGATAAATCTGGAGCAACACATACACCAATATCTCGTGCAAGACATTTAGCACAATTAGCGTTACAGAGAACTAAAAAGAAATAATTATGTTAGGTAAATTAGCAAACTCAAATGAACAGAGAAAGAAAATGAAAAACTTTAAAGAACTTAGAAATGAAATAGATCCTAAGAATTCAACTTTTGGAACTAACAGAAATCCTATGGATCCGTGGTCTCAAAAGGCAGATATTTCTGAAGGAAGAGAGAGTTTATTAGACAAATATATTTCATCTTTAGGTTTTGATCCTGATGTTATTCCATTAAATCAAAAGATTGGGTATTCAAAAGACCATGCTTTTGAAAAATGGAAAGCAGACAGAATAAGTAGATCAAGAGTTCAAGAATCATTAGAAGAAAACAGTAAAGAAAAGTTTGCTGGTGATGAAGTTGATATACACTCAGGTGAACATCAAGGAAAGAAAGGTAAGATAGTGGGTTTTCATGGAGACCATGTTGAAGTAAAAACTGAAAGTGGTGAACATGTATATCCACACGAAGGTCATATTAAAGTCACTAAGAGTAGTGATATTGAAGAAGATTCTAAGTTTGGTATGTCGCCACACACACATGAAACTAGAAAGAAGTTGAACAAACTAGTTAGTCGTGCTGCCAAACATCGTGAAATTAAAACACCACCAGGTTCTATGCATGGTTTGAGAAAAGAAGATAAGTTTTCTGATTCGTATGCCGCATCTCCAACAGTTGGTATGGAAACAGAGAATAAGTCTAAGGCTGACAAACTTGTTAGTATAATGAAGAAAAAATTAAAAGAAGATTTGTATGATCATGAGAAAGAAGATAAATCAGTTCAAACATATGGTAAGAAACCAAAGTTTGATAAGACAGATGAGAAAGAAAATTCAGGTGAGAATAAACCAA